TTGAATATAACTTCTTATAAATTTTATCCCCAAGGTGTAACTGCTATTGCTTTACTTTCTGAAAGTCATATGAGTATTCATACATGGCCAGAGACAGGTAAAGCAGCAGTGGATGTGTATACATGTGGTGAAGATGCATCACCTAAACTTGCATGCGATGTAATTAAAGTGCAACTCAAGGCTCGCGAAGCAACGATCCAGCATATTAAAAGATAAGACTTGACTCCACTAAATAGTTATGGTATAATTACCACACGTTCATCCCGCTCTTGGGTGGGACGCAAGTAAGTCGCGGAACGGAGCCGTTCATCCCATGTTAGAAGTACTATTCTATACAACACTCACCTGCTCTCAAACTGATGCTATCATGTTGAAGATTGAGAAGAATGTGAATCTATCTTCCATTGTGAAGATAGAGTTGGTTGAGACCCTTAAGGACTCAGCACCAGAATGTGAGTGGTATTGGGACGCAAACGACTAAAGGAACGGATTAAAATCCAACTACTTTAGGAGTAACAAAATGAACACACTTAACCTGATTCGTAAGCAGATTCAAAAAGCATCTGCACTTCACGACGCTCAGATTAGTCACACTACATACCGTGGTGTTGAGTATAATACACGTTGTGTAGAATCAAAGCAAACCCATGGCACATTCTGCTATCGCGGTAAACTTTACACCAAGTGATTTAACTAAGGGGGGTTGACACCCTCCTTTTTTTGTATTATGATATACCCATATCATTTCCATGAATGCTCCTGGTCTCCACCCTATGGTGACTGGAGAATACATTCATTGAGTGAGAAAAACAATTTAATACTACCAATACAACACATAAAACATCTTCTTACTGAAGATAGACTTCAACTAATCACTCACAAAAAGATAGCATGGAAAGGTAAACATCATTACCCTTTTCATAATCTAGATGATTGTTTATGTTGTGAAGGCAAACGTTTTTTATCATGTGACATACGTTATCCAGGTATCATTACTGAGGGACACAACCCATATGATAATGACTATCGTATGATAGATGGAAAACATAGAATGCAAAAGATGCGATACCTTGGCATGTCTGAGAGTATGTATTATCTTATCCCATTCAATAACCTTATACCATACTTTGTAGAATCACCATGGACAGAGCAAAATTGAAAATGATTTATAAAAATCTCAAATCATTATGCAATGCACTTGAGTCTGAAATCTATTCAGATCCTCAAGCATACATTTCACATAAAGATGAGGGTACTGCTAAATTTCAAGATGGATATGATGATGATGGAGATCCTGATTAATGTATGAAGAACTAAATTCATTTGAAGAAGCACTTAAACATTTCGGTACTAGAGTTGAATACACTATTGCTATGGAAATGTCACGACGCATCACTCCCGAAGATGCGTATCAAATGATCAAGGATGAACTCAAAGAAGTTAAAAAGTGTCGTAAACTATTCAATAAGGAGCAAACATAATGTCACAACCACGCCAGAAAGATCCATCCGATCCACTCTATGATCCTAATGATAAATGGAATGAATACAAGGTAGACTTCCATGCTAATGAAGAACACTCACCTGATGAGTGGGATCCAAAGACAGAAGGTAAGATTGCTGATCCACAAAACAGACATCAAGATAAAGTTCTAGATAAGTTCTGTGATGATCACCCTGGTTCACCCATGTGTAAAGTATTTGATGAGTAACTACTCACAACAGCAGCAAGTAAACAATTGAAATTAAATGACTAACATGGATGTTAAATTAGTATCTGTAACACCTGAGGCAGAGAAGACGATCGGTTACATTGCTCGCGTAAGCAACCCCAATAACCAAGACAACCCTAAGGTCGCTGGTCTACTGAGTTATTGCATTAAGCATGGGCATTGGAGCGTCTTTGAGCAGGCACACATGACTTTGGAGATAAATACCTCTCGCGGTATCGCAGCCCAAATTCTGCGTCATCGTTCGTTTACTTTCCAAGAATTTTCGCAACGCTATGCAGACACTAATCTCCTCACTAGTGAGATACCTGTCCCAGATCTTCGATCTCAAGATACGAAGAACAGACAGAACTCAGTGGATGATATCAGCCCCGAAAAGAAACTTGCATTACAAGGGGCAATTGCAAGACATTTTGCCGAGGGTATTGATCTCTATAACGAGCTTCTGCGTCAAGGGGTTGCTAAGGAATGCTCCCGTTTTGTTCTTCCTTTGGCTGTTGGCACTCGTATTTTTATGACAGGAAATTTGCGTTCATGGATGCATTATATCGATCTAAGATCTGCTAATGGCACACAAAAAGAACACATGGATATTGCTGAGGCATGTAAGAAGATCTTTATTGAACAGTTCCCTGTGATTGCTGAAGCAAATGGTTACCTATCATGATGTTGCTGAACTAATCAGTGAAGGTAAGATTGTAGCAATCTTTCAAGGTGCAGATGAAGCAGGTCCGAGAGCACTGGGTAATAGATCTATCCTTTATGATCCCAGAGATCCAGAAGCAAAATATAAGATCAACATAGTCAAGCGTAGAGAATGGTACAGACCATTTGCAGCGTCTGTTATGCTTGAGTATGCTTCAGATTACTTTGACCTTGCTGGACTACCTGAGAGTCCTTACATGACGTATGCAATGGATGCTCATCCTGAAGTATATGATATCATTCCTGGTGTCCTACATGTAGATAAGACTTGTCGTATCCAGACAGTAACTAAAGAGCAGAACTATAATTACTACATGCTTCTTGATGCTTTTAGAATAATTACAGGTGTACCTATGTTATTCAATACATCATTCAATCTTAGTGGTGATACTATAGTTCACAGTGAAGCAGATGCATTAGACACACTCAATCGATCTGCTATTGACTTTGTTTATTTTCCTGACAGTGCTCAACTATGTACATCTTAAGTGTCAACATATCACATCACCCGTCATCATGTTTACTTAAAGATGGTGTAGTGCAATACTTTATCGAAGAAGAACGTCTTAATAAAACAAAAAACTCTAGAATTGAAACACAAGAAAGCATTCGTACTAAGAGTAATGTTTATCAGACTGTTCGTAATGGATTCCAAGCAATTCCATATGTAAAACATGTTGATCATCTTATCTTCGCATCGTATGGTTCACCAGGAAACGATCCACGAAGAATGCATGTAGTTAAGAATGCGTTAGCAGATCATGGTGTCACCTTTGGTAAGACACACTATGATATGTACCGTCATCACATATACCATGCATCTAATGCATTTTATATGTCTGGTATGGATAATGCTATCGCTATTGTAAAGGATGGTTCTGGTGCTCCATCTAATAGAGAATGTGTGTCTAGAGAAATACAATCCATTTACGATTGTAGTTACAATGGTATCAACGAACTAGAACAATATTATTCTGGGTTTAATCGTGATAGTTTTGTAGAAACAATAGGTCATAAGACATATACTAATCATCTTGCATGTGGTTGGATCTTTTCTAGAGCATGTGAAATGTTTGGATTCAATAACTCAGGTGCTGATGCTGGTAAACTTATGGGCATGGCAGCATACGGTCAGATAGAATCTGATGTGTCATGGTATAAAGAATACAAAGGACATTACCTTACAGATAATTCTGTTGTATACAATGAGATGCATAGTGTTTCTGATACCTTTGATTCAAAAGCAAACTTTGCTGCTAAACTTCAGCAAGAATCATGTAACCACACCATGTATACAATTCAAAAAGTTATCGACAAGTACAATCCTAATAACATTGTACTGAGTGGTGGATACTTTATGAACTGTGTAAATAACTATAAGTATGTCAAGAAATTTCCTGACATTAACTTCTTTGTAGATCCAATAGCATTCGATTGTGGAACTGCCCTTGGCGCAGCGAAATATTTGTGGTATAATACTACTGGGTCGCAAACAAAACATCCTCATAGCATCTACCTTGGACTAAATTAATGCCTACATACCCTGTCATAAATAAATCTACTGGAGAAACACAGACACTCCACATGACCATGAAAGAATATTGTTCTTGGAAGGATGAAAATCCTGAATGGGATAAAGATTGGTCGCAAGGTTGTGCTGGTGTCGGAGAAGTCGGAGACTGGCGTAACAAAATGAACAAGACTCATCCTGGATGGAGTGAACACATGAATAAGATGGCAAAAATGCCTGGATCACAGGTGGAGTGGTAACCTATGCCTAGATCTAGAAAGAAAACACAACCTGACATCGCTGGAATGTCTGCAAAACAGAAGAAACGTCGCAAGCCTATTAGTGAAGACTATCTTCTGAAAGTTGAACCGCTAACAGACAACCAGTCTGTTATGTTTGATCAGTATAATTCTGGTCAGAATATTTATTCATATGGTTGTGCTGGTACAGGTAAAACTTTTGTTGCATTGTACCTTGCTCTTCGTGATGTACTAAGTGAGACAACACCTTACGAAAAAGTATACATCGTTCGTTCGTTAGTAGCTACGAGGGAGATTGGTTTTCTTCCTGGTACACATGAAGATAAAGCATCACTTTATCAGATTCCATACAAGAACATGGTAAAATACATGTTCGAGATGCCTGATGATGCATCTTTCGAGATGTTGTATGAGAATCTAAAAGCACAGGAGACTATCTCATTCTGGTCAACATCATTCTTACGTGGTACTACACTTGATAATGCCATTGTTATTATTGATGAGTGTCAGAACCTTAACTTCCACGAACTTGATAGTATCATGACACGTTGTGGTCAAGACACTAAGATTATGTTCTGTGGAGATGCTCAGCAATCTGATTTGCAAAAGACCAATGAGCGTACAGGTATCTTAGACTTCCAAAAAATTATTTCTAACATGAATGAATTTTCTTTGGTAGAATTTGGTATCGAAGACATCGTTCGTTCGGGTCTTGTCAAATCTTATCTAATTGCTAAACTAAATCTAGGGTTGTAAACTACATGATCTTTAATCACTTGGGACTTGACCCCATTGAATTACACACTGTAACTATCGAGGGGAAACGATATTATGTAACCCCAAGTGGTGGTCACTATCCATCAGTCACTACTGTAATTGGTAGCAATGCTAAGAAGCAAGCAGGACTAGCAAAATGGAGAGCAAAAGTAGGTGCTGAGAAAGCACAAGCAAAATCAACTCGAGCTGCTGGACGTGGTACAAGATACCATAAACTAGTAGAAGATTACATTAACAATGAGTTGGATGAGACTAAGTATAAAGATCAACCCTTGCCATGGTTGATGTTTAACTCTAGCAAGCATATTCTTGACAATATAAATAAAGTATACCTACAAGAAGCAGCATTATATTCTGATCATTTACAAATTGCAGGGCGTGTTGACTGCATTGCAGAATATAATGGTGTACTTTCCATCATCGACTTCAAGACTTCTGCTGAGCAGAAGAAAGAAGCATGGTTATACGATTATTATGTACAAGAATGTGCATACGCCTGTATGCTACAAGAAAGATACCAGATTACTGTTAAGCAACTGGTAACTATTATTGCATGCGAAGATAGTGACGTTCAGGTTTCCATTGTGAAACCAAAAAAAGAATATTTCTTGAGGTTACAGGAGTACATTCACGAATACCAGGTAAAACATGGCAGAAAACTTGGAGGATAAATTTATGACCGCTGCGAGATTCTCGCAGGATGTGGAAAAACTAGTGCTGAATAATTCTGATATGAATTATATTGATGCAGTAGTACATTACTGTGAAACAAATGAGATTGAAATTGAATCAGTCTCTAAATTGATTAGCAAACCACTTAAGGAAAAACTTAAGTTCGATGCTCAGAAACTAAACTTTATTAAAAAAACAAGTAGAGCTAAATTAATGCTGGTATGACAAGCGACTTCTTTAAATCAGAAATGGTCCGAGGTGACCTTCAGGAAATGTCTGAACTGCAACAGTTTTGTATGCGTTCTATGGTATCATTTCCAGTTCTTTCTTCCGAAAAGAAAGTGGAATACTTTAATGCTTTGATCGCACTGATCGAGAAACAAAAAGTATTTTACATGAGACTTACACTATCCGATGATGCAGAAGCAAAAGACATGGTTCGATCCATGAAAGAATCTGTAGTTCTATTGGGTGGTGAACCTAGAGAAGACATCCTTGAGATGTTCGATGAACTAGTTGGCAAAGTCAATAAAATGAAGGACACACTAGAGACCACTTGATAAAGTGGTCCATGGGGTTGACGCCCCTCTCATACCCTGTTATAATATCTTTGTTGGGCAGCACAGTACTTAGCGTAAGACCCAACGTAAACCAAATCCTATAAATCCAACATGTCATTCGCAGATCTCAAGCGCAAGTCGCAAGCAAACTTTGACTTCCTACAGAAGGAACTCACCAAGTCTACTAAAGAAGGAGGTGCTGACGAACGCCTCTGGAAGCCCCGTCTAGACAACACTGGCAATGGATATGCAGTCATCCGCTTTCTTCCTGCCCCTGAAGGTGAGTCACTTCCATGGGCAAAAGTATGGTCCCACGCATTCCAAGGAACAGGTGGGTGGTTGATCGACAACTGCTTGACCACAAATGGTGACCAGTGTCCTGTTTGTGCATCAAACAACAAACTGTGGAACAGTGGTAACGATAGCGACAAAGACATTGCACGTAACCGTAAGCGCAAGTTGAGTTACTACAGCAACATCTATGTTGTTACTGATAAAGCAAACCCTGACAACGAAGGTAAAGTATTCCTTTACAAGTATGGTAAGAAGATCCACGACAAGATCCTTGCTGCCATGCAACCTGAGTTCCAAGACGAAACACCTATCAATGTCTTTGACTTCTGGGAAGGTGCTAACTTCAAACTGAAGATCAAAACCGTTGCTGGTTACTGGAACTACGATTCGTCTGAGTTTGCTGCACCTGGTGCAATCAGTGCTGATGACGAAGAGATGGAAGCATTGTGGAAGCAAGCATATTCGCTCGAAGAATTCACTAATGCTGATAAGTTCAAATCATATTCTGACCTAGAGAATCGCTTGAACATGGTTCTTGGTAAAGACCAAGCACGTGCTCAAGTACAAGAAGAAGAAGAGTATGAACCAGCACCAGTTGCATCATCATCTGACTTCAATGCACCAGACATCACTGAACCCAGCACTGTAACTAGTTCATCACCGTTCTTGGCACAGTCTGAAGACGATGATGCCTTGTCTTACTTCGCTAAACTTGCTGCAGAAGATTGATTAAGTTCATCTGGAAAGGTCTGAATCATCCAGTTACCTATCTAAACCTTTCATTGGTTGGGTTTCTGTTGGTGATTCAGATTGTTCACACTAAGGCACACCTTACTTTAGAGACAGACGTTCATGGTCATGTGCATAGAACACTCAAAAAGAACCCAGAACTAGCACGATCTTCCTGTTACAAATTGAACTTTTAATTTACATAAACGGGGGAAATTTTTTCCCCCATTTTTTTGTCCAAAAAAGTCGATCAAACTCCAGTCTTCTTTATTCTAGTAGAGATAGTATCTGTTGAGTCTGCATACTTATTTGCTATCCTAAATTCATTCTTGAATGGTTCAACAAATCTTTCTTTAAGAATAGAAATTTCTCTACGCTTTTCATTAAGTCTTTCTTGGTATTCAAATACAGTAACTGGTTTCACAATAGTATTAGCACCAACTGTTTGAATAGTTTGATTAGTATCAAAAAATTTGATAGTGCTATCCATGAATCGTTTAGTGACTACCAGTCCTGGTTCATGAATTACCTTACCATGAATTGCAATCTGACTCTCTGCAGATGTAACTTCATACTGTTCGATCTCTGCATATGGATTAGCATATGATGCTTCTAATCGTTTACGTAAGATGTGTGGATCTTGTGGCCAATCAAAGATAGGATTAATAATATTATTTGTTATCAAAATAATCCAGTCCATTTCTGGAGCACCATAAAATGTATTAGCAACAACCCATGGTTGTTCAAAGTCTGACACTTGATACTTTTTAAAGTATACTGCACTAGAATAATACTCATCGCTTATTTTAAAACGACGAAAGAAATTCTTTGCTATAACATAATCAGATTCCGAGAACGGATACTTGATTGGTTTAGAATCGTACTGGATTTCTGGTAGTAAGTTAAAATACATTAGAGTGATGCTCCTCCGTAACGGATCTCATCGCGGTAGACAAGTTTTGTTTCTGTGAATTGTAATGTCAACGTTGACGCAACGGGTGAACCGTCACTGTATGTAGAATACTGACCGTCAGGTGTATAACTAATGGCAACATTTGTTAGAGCACATGGTTTGTATTGTGTCAAGTATGGATGCTCATTAGATCCTTTCATGAATCTAATAATACACAGTGAAGGAAGACTGATGTAGTTTCTGTTGTGTTTTGATTCTGTTTTTGATCCTTCCTTAGGCTTATCATTATTCTTAAATGGATTCAATCTAGCACCATTAGTACCGAACCCAGGCAGTGCTGCCCTTTTAAATGTGGTAAGAATATCGCGAATTTCTTTTGCTTCTTTTTCGTTATTCGGTTGCAACTTAAAACTTAATCCAAATTGTCTTAGATCAAATCCAGAGAACAGTAATTCTGTATTTGGATTAAGAATAACACCACCAACTCCACCTAGTACATCATTAATACCAATAGAACCACCAACTTTACCTGGTATATTATTAATTGCTGTTGCGATACCATCTGCTAACAATGCTTCACCACGTTGGAACATGTTACCAACATCTTTTGTAATGCT